ACCGCATGCGCGTCGACGCGCCGTCCGTCGTGCGGATCGCTGTCGCCGCGGTGCCGCCATAGCCTGCGGCGAAACTTGGTGTATCACCGCCGCCGTTTGCAGTAAACAGAACGTCGAAAACTTCGTTGACCTCAACGTTTGTCGGCAATTGCAATGCGAAGCTGGCGGCGAAAGACAACGCAAAGTGCATGCGACCCGTCGAATCGACGGCGCCAGTATCAAAATCGACAGCCACGTTGCCCGTGGAAATAGAAAGTGCGGTTTTCGACTGCGGTTCGCCGACCCATGGACCAGATGGTGTCTCGCTAAGACCGACAGCATAAACCGTGTCAAGTACGCCGTTTCGCCACTGTTTGATTTCGCGGGTCGTGCCGTCAATGATGATGGAATTGTTTTCGACGATCGCATAGTCGAGCGTGTCGCCGCTATTGTAAGCAAGCCCCGCGTTATCCTCCAAGTGCGCCGCAAATCGAGCGAATAGCGCCGAAACTGTTGCGCTCGCGACCATCGCTGGCGACAGTTCCAAAACGTAAGGCTGATCGACAACAGCACTACCTTCGTATGCGTGCGTCAACGTAATCGGCCCGAGGTTCGCGAACGTTCCGACAGGATAACGCGGGTCGATCGCAGCGACTACGCCCGCCACGAAAGGCGCGGCGGCGGTCGGACAAATCAGGAGTCGGGCGCCTTCCAGGTCGCCGCCGGCGCCGAACAGCGTACTCGTGCCGGTAAACACCGAAGCACCGTTCGCAACCGATACCGTTCCGCCAGTGATATAGACGCGAGGCGTCGCAGTCATGATGTTCGACCCTTCATTATGTAATTACGCACCGACCTGGTGCTCCTTTACCGCCCTTGGCACCGTTGCCTGGTACGATAATCCCGCCGGCTTCACCGACGACCAAGGCATACGGAACCCCCTGCAGGAGCACGCTCGCACCGTAGGTTTTCTTGGAATAGGCGCCTTCGCCGCCGCCGGAACCCGCGCGGTTTGCAGACGTTGCCGCCCGACCTTTCGCGCCGCCGCGACCGCCGCCGCCGGGTGCGTTACCGTCCACACCGTGAATGATCACGTTGTAGCCTGCGATCACATACGGCTGACTCGCACCGCCGCCGGGCGTAGTTCCGCCGGCCCCGGTCCCACCGAGTGCATCGTCACCGAGCGGGGCAATATCGCCGCCGCCGCCCTGACTCCCGTTCGTGTTTACGTCACCGCCCGAAGCCGTTCCGCCTGCGCCTTTGCCGGTGTTGTTATCCTGGTTCGACAAACCCGGTCCGCCAGCACCGGCAGTGATGCCCTGGAATGTCGATGCGCTTCCGATTACCGGGTCGGGATCGCCCGGAATAAGGAATCCGCCAGCGCCGCCTGTTCCACCCGGACCCCACAATTCAATATCGACACGCAAATCTGTCCCGAGCGGCGTGATCGTTCCGGAGTACGGACCGTCGATCGTCAGCGGCCCGTCGATAGCTGTATTCCAGACAGTTATACCTGCGTAAGCCGGACTCAATGCAAAAATTGTAGTCGAACTGGACGTTGTTTGCCCCGGATCCCCAAATGCTGCGTAGGTCATGACAGGGGGCACAAGCGAATGCACAAGACCTTGTAAAATCGTTGTAACATTGGCGGTCGTGTTGACTGTTGGTGCCGGAGAGGTAATAGCTGAATTGTCAAAGGTGACAGCCCGACCGCCCGTCCCGTCTTGTGTGAAAACATGCCAGAACGGGAACCCGAGACGCGCGCCGAGCGGAAATTGTACTTCGGCGTCGCCGTCGAGCGTGGTTGTAGAAACAGGAATATTTTGACGCAAATCAGCCTTGATATTTCCTGAAGTTATCGGCGCACTGTTCGGCGTGTCAGCGATAACAGCCGCCATGAGCCGACGTATGTTGCCGCTGCTATCCTCGAGGTTCGTGTTATCGGCAAGCAACCGGATGCGCGATGTGCTGCCGTCCGAGAACGCGCCAACATCGACATAAATCCCCGCCGACTCGAATTCCTCGTCGAAAGACGCCCTGGCTTCAATCGCGAAACTCGATACGGCGCCAGTCGGCAAAGCTGCGGCGACGAACCGAATTAAGCCCTCGGCTTCGCCCTGGTCGTTTTGTGCAAACAGATCGACGAAAAGAGCGGCGAGCGACGAATTTACGTCTGTCGCCGCTTGTAATGCCAGTTCGGCGGCGGCTTTGTTTTCACCATACCGTGAACCAACACCGATGTTGATATGTCCGAGTCGTTCAAGAATGTTCGAAACATGCTGCGAAATCGAATCGGATACAGAATCCAAATCTTGACGAATCGTGAAAAGATCGATCGGCAATCTATCGAGAACAGTGCGAACCGCGGCATCAAGCGCGGCGGTCAAACTGGACGTGTCGACAGTTCCGGACGCGATGATGATGGTCGGTGCCGACACGTCGACTTGCGTCCACGCACCGCGCCGCACACCGACGCCCTGAACGCGCAATCGCAACGCTGCGTAGTCGACCACGGCGGAAAGGTTCGGTGATTGTCCTTCGTAGATGGGAGTCCACGATGCGCCGCTATCGTAAGAAACTTCCGCGACGTAATATTGTGCGCCGGCCGCCGGCGACCACGATGCCTCTAACACCGGTTCGGCGATACCCTGTCGAAAGTTCGCGTACATGGTGGAAATGACTGGCGCTTGCGGGTCTCGCAACGCAGGAACTGTCGGCGTAGTCGGGACACTTCCCAGGTTGGTTTCGTGCACTGCTTCGTTATCGACAACCAGTCGCAGCGTGACACGGTCGCCGCTCGGGCGACCCGACAGCACCAGACAGGAACGCGCCCGGCTATCCCCGACACCAAAATCAAAACTCGGGTCGTCCGCGCCGTCCTCGCGCGTGAGCGCGGCAGCAATCGTGGTGCTTTGCGCTGTTTCAACAGCGGAAAGGTCTGTCGGATCAAGCACCGCAAGCGCCGCGTTCGCGCCTTGTGTGCAGAGAACCGGGCCGAACTGGCGACCGGTCTTGGTTCGGATAGCGATATAATGCGACCCTGAAACCGCCCATGTCGGCGCCGGGCTGAGTGTCAACGTCCCGGACGCGTTGTTCGTGATCGCGCCCGTGTAGCCCCAAGATAGAGGAAGTTCTGACTGTACCCTGACGCGCGACCCGAATCCGAGCATTCGCCCGTCGTGTTCTGTGTCGAGTGTCGCGTTGACGCGCCGTAATTGAGACTGCAAATAATAGAATGCGGCTTCTCGATACGCGTGCGCCCGAACGACAACGCCCGGAATCCGCATGCGCGCCGGCGAGACAGAAGTAAAGGATTCGGAATTCGGCGGGTATTGCACTTCGGCCGGTTGCCAGGTCGATTGATCGAGATATTCCAGGATCACGGAATCGGCCGAATCGTCTGTGTTGAGCGCGTAATCGATCGACAACGAACCGCGGGCAATTTCCCGATCGGTCAAGAGCATGCGCGGCGTATCGCTCCACTCGTCGCGGACTATCGTAAGCAGATCGCCGGACCACCGATGCCGGGCACGCGTGCCGCGTAGGATCGTGTCGAACACTTCCGGCGCGGGCGTCGCACTGGAAAATCGGAAATCGAAATTGTCGGACCGTGCTGCAGCAGCGACCGCCAGGTCATAAACGCTCTGAAAATCCACCTTGGACGCCGCGCGTCCGGCACCGTAAGTCGTATCCGTGGTTGCGTCATAAAACGCCCAGGCCGGCGAACGGGTAGCGGTGTCGACGAAAAGTTCGGTGCCGGTATCCCATACAGGCAAGATTCGCGTGCAGAGAACGCCGAATCGCTTGGCATTGCTGAGTTGGTTCGTCGCACGAATTCGCAACGCGACAGTCGAACACGGGAAGGTGTTCGCCGCGTCAATAAACGCACGCAACCCCGCCCACGCCACCTCGTCGCTACCTGACGAGCCGTTTATTGGTTCGTCGGTGCGCTTGACTCGCACTTCGTAGCGCCCGGAGTCGACCGTTTCCTTGATTGTCAACCGGACCGGGTTTCTGGTCTTATAAGTGTAAGCCGTATTGTGGATTTCGATAAATGACCCGGCGCCGATCGGTGCGCCCGCGTCGTCGACCTTGCGCGCCTCGACCACGATTGTCGTTGACGCCGAAGCAAGGTCGCCACTATCGTTGACTGTATAACAGCCGGACGGAAACACCAGGTCAACAGCAAGCGCCTTCGCTACGGTTCCGGACGTGTTCGCGATGAAACCACCGACATACGATGTCGAAAGCAGTTGTCCGGAAACTTCCGCGGCTTGCGTTACGTTTGTCGGGAATAACTCGACCTGTTCGTCAGGGGCGTAGAAAGCGACGTCAACGTCGCTGAACGTGTCGCTTATCCCGTCGATCGTATCCCATAGGATTGTGTCGTCTATAAACAGTTGTTCGTATTCGTATTCGCCCATCCCAATAGCGAGCAGAATGTTCAAATACTGGTCGTTACCTTCAAACTCGGACCAAGGCGTCGTTGCGAAGTCCGGAAACGACTTAACACGCCCGTATTGCACTGTAATCGGTTCCAGCAGTCGCGCGGTGTTACCTGACGCCGACACCGAATAGATTTGATCGATCGAGTCGCCCTGTCCGCCGGGCTTCGGCGTGGTCAATGCACTGATAAGCAGCGACCCGCCGAGCGTGATTGCGCCGGATATGATCGTCGCGGCCGTTGAACCGAGACTCATTGCGCCGGCAAGCGCACCGCCAGCCCACGGCGCGAACGCGGCGAGTGCAATGACAGCGACCAGTCCTAGAATTTGCTTCGCGCCGCCGCCCCGTCCGCTGCCGCCCATCGGACGCGACCAGAATTCGACAACATCATCGGCGCGCAATCGAAGGCGACGCCACACGGTTTGCAGCACCGGTTTGCCGTTGACGACGCAGATGGTCGGCAACCGGAACGACCATACCTTGCGCCTACCGATCTTGATGCGTTCCGCCCATTCGGTGCGCTTGACCAGTGTGTCGATCGTTTCACCTTCGATCAGGTCCGTTTGCGCGATTTCATGGAACGGCAACGTCATATGACGCACTGGCGCGCGCACGCGCGACGAATCCACAGCGCGACGGACTGTCAACGCCCCGCGCGCCGTGCTTTCGTTCAAGCGTTTGCGTGCGCTTACATGCACGGTTCGTAATACCTCAGTTTCGCCCACCCTTTAGTTTTCAGATCGACGGGCGGCTCGCAGACAACACCGAAAATTGCGTCCGCATGGATAATGCGTCGCTCCTTTGCCAGCCATGCGCCAATATGTGCCGGCCGGTCATAACGCGCCATTAACACGATCGCCCCGTCACCGGCGCGAACAAGCCCCATAGTGTCGGCAGGAACGTGTCGCCAGTTCTTGCGCTCAGGGTGTGAATCAATCGCCTGGATCATCCAGGACCATGACGGTTGCGCCGGAACGGCGACTGCAGGTATGTCTCGACCGAAGATTTCGCGCTGAATGAACGCGACCAGGTGCCAACAGTCGAACGCTTCCGGACCTTTTGCGTTTGCCAGCCACGGCTTGCCGAGAACCTGGTCAAGAACTTCGGCGCGCGTCACGGCAACAGCCCCGCGAATTCATCGATCGAGTACACCTTGTTCGGGAATCGCCGGTTCGCCAGGTCGTCGAGACGCGCCTTGCCGGTCACGCGCGCACCGGTCACGGAGACCTTGCGCATGACAAACTCGACCGGGCCATAACACGGCGCGGTAAGATCGTCGGATCGATACTCGCGATAAAGCACGACCAAGTCGGCCTTGACCTGTACGGCCGCCTCGAGATATTCGACGATTTCGCGCGCCGCGTTGTCGATCGTAACTTCGCACTCGGGCGTGCGCCCTTCCGCGAATTCGGGTCGTTCGGCGAAAAACGGTATCGCCTGGAACAGCGCCATTTCCTCGGCATTGAACGTCGCGCCCGCCTCGATACCGAACGAAGTATCGTCGGCGACGTCCGTGACGCACCGAATCGGCACTTCGACCGCGTCTTGCAGGAAGGCCGGGTGCTGCAATTCGATCGTGTAATAGATCACGACACCGGGCGGTGCTGTCGCCTCGGCTTCTTCCCATGCTGCTGTGAACGGATCGACTGCCATGCCGCTACAGCCCGTAAACGCGCAATTGCATGGTGACGTGCATCAAGCCGTCTTGCTGGCGAACGACCGGCGACTTGCCTTCATTCAGTTGCACGGTCTTGCTCGTCGCAACGCCTGCAATAATAAGTGACATGGTGAACCGCGACGCGCCGTTACCGAGCGTCGTGCGAATAAACGTGTCGAAGTATCCCCATTCTGCAAGCGTCAACGGTACGAGCGGATATTCGACGATTGCGACATTGCTGCCCGGCCGTGAGCGTAGCCGCTGATTTCCGCCTTCCATTTCGGTCGCGATAGGTGCGACGTACATGGAAGGCATTTGCCAGCCGTCGCGTGCCGTCGCAGGAACCGTGCCAGGCCATACAGGAAGCGTCATAGCTGCGGCCTCAGCCCGTAACGGCGTTCGATCGAGGCATTCATGGCACTTTCGCCGGAATCGATTAGCGTGGCGCCAGTGTCGTCGACGCTACGTTTCAGCATGACGTCGAGACGCATCCCGCCGCCCGGCTCGCGCGACTGTTTCGTCGTCGCTGTCGTGCCGGGCGGCGCGTTCATGATATTGACAGTAACCGGACCGCCGGATCCGCCGGACGGCGCAAGCTGGCGCATCTGCCCTGGCGTGAGTACGGACTCGTCGTTCCGGATTACCGCGGCGTGTTCGCCCGGCCCGATGCCGGAATGGTGTCGCGGCGCGTTGTCGAAATATGCGGGATGAACATAACGCGTGGCAGTAATCGGGTCGCCGGGCCCGTGTCCTCTATGAAACAGCCCGACATTCGCACCGACGACACCCCCGCCGACAGCACCGCCAACTGCGCCAGCAAGGTTTTTGAATAGTCCGTCGATAGCCTGGTCGAGCGCCATACTTATCAGCTTGTCGGCGAGCCTTCCAACCGCGCCGCTAAGTGCGTCCACGGCCGACTTGCCGTCGAGAATGTCCGAGACAAAACCGCCGAGAAAATCCTTGGCGGCATCGGCGACCATCTGTTGCCGTTCGGCGGCTTTGTCCAGTGCCGTCGCCAGATCATAGACACGACCGGCCGCGCCCGCGATTTCCTGTCCGTACTTCGACGTAACGTCGACGCCGGCTTGATTGAGCGCGTTAAATATCGCTTGTTCGCGGGCCGTGCGACCGAGTTGTGCTTCCTCGAACGCCAGCGACTCGATCAACTTGTCGATCGCGGCCTTTGCCATTTCCTCGGCATTGCTCGCCGCGTCGCTAGTACCGGGTATCTCATAATCGCCCAGGCTGACGGTGTTGCCGGTTCCGAACGCAGCAGCGAAACGATCGTCCATCATGTCGCCGGACGATTTACCAGCGTCGGCCGGCAATCTTGAAAGACTTTCGCGCAAACTGTCAACAGCCGCGGCGCGCGCCTCTATCATCTTGGCTGACGTCCCTTCGAAAAACTTGTCGCGAACAGTGTCCAAGAAAGGTGCGCGCAATCCGAGAACTTCCCGCCATTCTGCAAACTTGTCGCGAACAGTGTCTATCCATCCACCAACGCGAGCGAACGGAGCTTGCAGTTTTTCCATATCGTCGCCGAGTTGACCGATTACGTCGGCGACAAACCCGATCGTATCGACAAGTGCCGCCGACGCACCGGTCGTGTCGTCAAACTTGTCGGCGGCGTCGATCAAGACGTTTTGCAAGCGAATGAACCCCTGCGAGACAGTCAGTTCAGCCCCGGCGACCTTGTCGTCGAGAATGCTGGCACCAGCTTCGAACGCCCGGAAAAACGCTTCGGACGATATCTTGCCGTCAATCACCAGAGAACGCAGCTTTGCGACGGATCCGCCCGCTTCCTCCAATCCGAACGCAGCGGCTTGCGCGATCGGCAATGCTCCTTCCAGGATCGAATTGAATTCCTCGGCGCGGACAATACCTGAACCGAGCGCCTGCGAAAGTTGTAGCAACGCGCCGGACGCCTCGGATGCTGACTTGCCCGACACACGAAGCGCCACGGCGATCTTGTCGGTAAAATTGAGCACTTCGCCCGTCGAGACGCCAAGTTCTTTCTGAACAAGCGAAGCGCGGCTGTACAATTGCACAAGTGCCTCGATCGGCGCGACGTTGCGATGCGCGGATTCGAACAGGCGGTCATAAACATGCGACAGCGTCGCGCCGGACAGCCCTGCGACCTTCAACGCGTTTTCGATTCGCGTAGTGGCGTCGAATAATTGCCGTGTCCCGTGGATAAGCGCACCACCGGCGATAATCGGAACGAATGCACGCATCGCCGCGGCAGTTATCGCCGAAGCAGTACCGAGTCCCCTCGTGGCGGTTTCAGCGCGTCGGGCGGCCGGCGTCAAACGGTCGAGCGCATGTTTCGCTGTCACCACCTGACGCGAATTGACAGTAAGACCGAGCGTGGCAATATCCATTATGCGAGGCGCCCTTTTGCGTCAGCCACCCTAGTCTTTTTCGCGTTTACTGTCAACGGCGATAAGGAAAGATGAATCGATTCTAAGCAGTATCTCGGACTCTTCGACACAGAGGCGATGACCGGTCAAACGTTGCCAATCAATAATGTCGCGCGGCGCTATCGGACTCCCTGGCGCGCGGAGTCGGTTCAATACCCAAAAAGCAGCAAGGATATGCTCGCCGTCGTCCGGCGGCTCGGTTTCAGGGGAAGGAAGGCCGAAACGTGCGTTACGTTCGCGCCGGGTTTCCCCGTGCTCGTCTTTCGTATCGAACCGAACAGCCGTCTCTACGAAGGCGACGAGGGTTTCCGAGACGCCGGCGAAAAATTTTCGAGTTTCGTCGCGGCCTCCGTCACCTGCGCGAAAATCCAACCCCATTTTTCCATGATCTCGATCGCCGTTTTCATGGAAAAATCAGGCACGGCACCTTCGTATGTGTTGTCGCCCCAATCCCAGGACGAAATATAGGACGCCGCGCGTTCCAGTTCCTCGCGCTCGATCTGGTCGCTTTTGATAACGCGACCCTTGATGCGGCGCTCGAGATGCTTGTCGGTATGTTGACGCAGTACCTGCTTTGCCGCTTCGCTCCCGGCCGATCGTATCCTAAAAACCGTTCCAAGTGCTTCGCCCGTAGTCGGGTGACACAATTCGAGCGGATAAAGAAACTCGTAATCGACAAGTTCGGCGAGATCCACGGCAGGACTCCGTCTATTAGGCTGCGATTTGAAGCTGCGTCGGCAGGGACACAACGACGACCGGCGTGCCCTCGCCGTTGACGCCCGTCACCTCAAGCCGCAAGGCGTCGCCGACATTGCCGACAACCGGAGTAAACGTCGCGCTGGTCGCCCCGGAAATATCCGCGAACGTATCGTTGCCCTCAGTGTCAGACTGCCATTGATAGGTAAGCGTCGGCTCGCCGGTCCACACGCCGTCGTAAGCGGTAAGCACGACGCCGGTTTGCGCCGGTGCGCCGGAAATCGCCGGGAGAACCGTGTTTGTCGTTGCGACCTGCGAAGCTGGCGCAACGACAATCTCCGCCTGAACCAGCCCGAGCGTGAACACTTCGAGGATAAAATCCTCGTTTCGGCCACCGGGACGTACCGGACCGGTAATGAGTCCGCGGTTGTAGTAAATCGAATTCGTATAGTCGGCGGACGGCTTGTCCTCGTCCTCGACCTTGAACGCGTAGAAATATTTCGTCGCGGCGGCTGCGCGCAGCGCAATCTGTCCGGTGTCGGTCGGATTGCGCGCACATTCGACCTGCGGGTCGCCGGCGTTCGAAATGCCTTTCTGTTTCTGCGTGACGTCAGTATCAAGTTCATCATACGACAAGACGTTCGTGTTCTTGCCGGTCTCGCCGACCGAACCGACGTTCAGCACTTCAACCCACGTCAAAGCCTCGTAAGCGGCCTGGTTAAGGTCGGTTGCTTTCGGCGTTTCGCAGATAAAGAACCGTCGACCCTTGTTAGTTTGCGCCATCGTCACGAGTCTCCTGAAAAGATTGCGTGCAAACTATCACGCTAAGAGTTTACTGTCAACTTGAGAGATAATAAGGAACGCTTACCGGAACCCGGATCCACGGCGCGTCTTTAATCGTGGCACCGATCGTCGGCACCTGCAGCACCTTGATGCGATACCCGCTCACGTCAATCATCGTGCCGACTGCGAAACGTTCAGCCACAAGCGACGCCAGGCGAACCGCTGGCGCCTCCCCCGCGCCGTCCGGTGCGACCGTGTCGACCTGGAACACGCCGCGGTGAATGACGTCGCTGTCGAACGCGAGAAACGGCTGATCCGGTTCGGCGCGTAGTATCGGCCGGGCATCAAGGTACGCCGTGCCGGGTGTCGGCGTGAACGCGACAAGCGGGTACGCGATCGACGGCGAACCGGATAGCGCCGGACTGCTCAAATGCATCAACACCGCACTTTGAACGATCACGTCAATTGGTTCGGTCATTTCTTCACCTCGCCTGCTGCTTTCGATACGACCGCGCCGTATTCTTGAACAGTCGTGCGCACCATTCCGCCCGGCGCCTGTTTCGAGTATCCGTATTCGAGTCGACGAGCATATGAGAGATTATTGACCAGTGTGATAACGTCGCCGGCCTTGAGTCCTAGCGCCGTCGCACTTACCCGAGTGATCGTCGCCGCACCTGACTTGTCGTCAACTTCGATTGTGCCGGCCGGTATCGACCCAATTGCGACTTGCCAGTTGCCGCGGAACCGACCGGTATCGACCGGGCTTTTCATAATGACGCGCCGAAACAGGTCGAGCGACACCTTGCGCACGACCAGGTCGATATTCCCGTTCGCTTTATCAACGAACCTGGCAATATCGAGAGCGAAGTTGCCGGCGGCCATCGGCTAGAACCTGATTTGACAATCGTACATCACGACTGTACCGGCCGGATCCACGCGTCGAACAGCCACGATCGGAACGGCAACGCTATTGACGACCAGCGAATCGGGTGCCGCTGGCACGACCGCCCCGAGCGGCCCTGCCGCGACAAGCGCCCGGCGATCGGTGCGCAGAATATTCTCGCCGTCGATCTGTCGCGTATCGTAATCGAGAATTGCCGCGAAAGTCGCGGTGTCGGTCGGTGTCAATGTCGGTTCCCATGCCGTACCTGTCGCCACGATCTTGCGCAGCGAAACAGCTTGCCCGAATTCCTCGATAAGTTCGTCGGCGTCCGCAAGCGTCTCGACGTAATCGAACGGCGTTACGGTCATGCGCGCACCAGCGCGACATTACCGGACGACGCGCCCGGCGTGGACTTGACCAGCCCGCGTAAAAGCCCCTCGATCACAATGTATCTGTCGACGACCGACGCACCGTCGCGGTAAGTTATATCCTTGGATAATGGACCGACTCGCTTGCCGATACTCTTGATCGCGCCGCCGCGCTCGAGCCGCGGTTCAAGCGTCACGTCGGTAATGACGAGTAGCGCGGCTTCCATCGTCGCGTGCTGAACCTGCACCGGTAAGGTTGTATAGCTGATTTGCCAGCAGTCGACGTCGTAAAGCGGAAATTCGCCATCCGAGCGCGGCCATGCGAGCGCCTGCGTTTCGGCGAATCGTCGACCGACCCAACGATTACGATACTGGTTGTCGAGATACGTTGTCGCGCGTCGCAGCGCGTTTTCCTTTACCGTGTCGGTGCCCGTCCAGGTCGTCACGCCTCGCGCCGAAAAATAAGCGTCGGCGTCGGCGAGCGCGGCGTAACTATCGGCTGACGCGGACCCTGCCGTGGTTACGAGCGACATGGTTCACCTTTCGCGATTGAGAAACTGCGACCGGCCTTTACGCGCACACGCGGTTTGACCCGACGAGGCGGGAAAGCGTGAACAAAGCCGATAGGACGATCTAGCCCGTCATCCGGTTCGTGGACCGTCAGGTCCGGCAAGAACGGCAGCCCGTCCCAATCGTCGTATGACCGGGTCCGGCGCTGCATTTAGATGACCGGCGGCGGCGGCAATTCCTTGGACGGCGCGGCGCGCGCGTCAAGTTCTGCCTCGATAACCTCGATCGACTCCGTCTTGTTCGACGGCGTGCGGCCGGAAATGGATTCGGCGATCGCCCGCAATTCCTCGGCGTTCTTCTCGCGTTTCCAACCTGTGCCAAGATCGGCGAGCGGGTCGACCGGCGCGTTCGAATCCGCCGGAACTTCGTCGTCCTGCGACTCGACAGGCTCAACTGGATCGACAGTCTCAAAAAGTTCGTAGCGTTCCGGATCGAAATCGGACGCGTTCAGGTCAGCGTAGCCTTTGGTTGTCTTGATTCGAACGGTCGAGCAAATGTCGGACATGGGGAACCTTTACGATAGGCAGGGGCGGCAATGCGCCGCCCCTGTTGTTTCATTCGGTCGATTAGGCGCCGATCAGCAAGCCCGCATGGCGCGGCGTAATCATCTTGACGCCCCAGGCAAGGTTGACCTCGTAACGAACCTGGCGCTTCTGCTTGTACAACGCGAACTCAAAGGCGATCCCCGACACAGTATCCACAAGGACCATGATATCGTCGGCCGCGTCGCCACCGGGCGGCATTGCCGGCGAACGCGTGGCAAGTTGGATCGCTGCACGATGGAAAAACATGTTGCGGGTCGTTGCGGCAACGGTCGTAATGACCTTGTTCGCCGCCGACATGGCAACACGCAAACCGGGCTCGGCGATGATAAGCGTACCGGCGCCTGTCGCGACGTTCGTGTCACCCTGTACGACGAGGTACTTGTTGGTGTCGCCAGCGAAGGTGATGATATCACCCGCGATGATCGTACCAGTACCGGCGTCGTCCATTGTAATTTCGGTCACGCCGACAGCGTA